GGCTTTGCAGTGCGTGGTGATCCTAATCCGGTAGGGACTGAAATCATCTCCTTGATGAACAGCCTTTATAACGATCTTGATGATGGAGTGGAGTGCAACCCTGGTTCGCTAGGTGACACACCAAACTTCTTTGATACTGACGCATCAATCGCTATCACACAGGACTCTACAATAACACAATGGAATCGTGCAAACCTTCAAACTATTTCGGTAGTAGATGGAACGCATGTAGTTGTGTGTGAACTTACTTCAAGTTTTACTTATGTAGACCCCCTGACTGTGACTCTTACTGCAAATGTAGCAAGTGGAAAGATTGTAACAGTGACTTCTTTACCAAAGATAGCACTAAATGCAGATCTAACCCTAACGCTTGGCGGTATAGTATTTGAATTCGCAGCATCAACTCGTTTTAAGGCTCAAATTGACACGGGTGCATCTGAACCTATTGTGACCAAAGATATTGGTGATAATAGTGATGATGGACAACGGATATTGCTCGGCACTATGGGTGAATACAGCAAGTCGCTAAGACCACTGATCAAACGTTTTGTACATACACGTAACATTACCGCTGGACAAAGTGTATCTTACACACCCGCTGACTTTATCAACTATGACTCTGAAAATCCACTTTCAACACTTCCAGTTGGAACTAGATCGTGGACTGATGGAACGTCAGGATCTCTTGTACCAGAAAGTTGGCTCAATTTAGTATCATACCTTTACAGGTTTGCTGCTGGGTCCGTATCACAGAAAGTCTTTTTAGGCTTTGCTGATCGTGTGACCACGAGTCTCAACGTTACAGAGGTTTTGTCGACAGAGTTTGGAAAACCAGAGAGTGACCCTTCTTTTGTGCAAGAAGGTGTTATTAACAACGCTCTCGAAGTAAGAACGCCATACTATGGTCAAAACCGCGCTCGCGTGGTAAGTGATCAAGTAAGGGGTCTTACAGCTAAATCTAATATCCTAATTAATGGTACAGGAACCAGACCTTGTTATGAGGCTGCTGGCGATGACTTTAATATGTGGTTTATGATTGGACCTCCAATCATGCGACCCATAGATGTCAATCCAGTTTCGATTCCCGATATCAGTAGTGGTACTTTATTTTAGCTCTGCAC